CTGCAACTCAAGGCAATCGATCAAGCATCTCATCGGAAGTTGTAACGACAGATCAAATGGGTGGATCAATAAAGAAAGCTCAAGTTGGACACGTTATTATTTCCGTGGCTAAAACACTACAACAAAAAGAAATGAAATTGGCAACAATTGCAATAACCAAATCTCGTATTGGTGATGATGGTATTGTATTTGAAAACTGTAAATTTGATAATTCTATGTTAGAAATTGATGTTGAAAGTTCTGTAACATTCTTAGGTCTTGAAGATAAAAAAGAAGAACAAAACAGACAAAGAATTAAAGATTTACTAGAAAAAAGAAAACAAAGAGAAGAAAATAATAATTAACTATGGAGAAAATTTTAAATACAAATCCGGATAGATTCGTCATTTTTCCGATTCAACATAATGATATATGGGAATTTTATAAAATGCATCAAGCGGCATTTTGGACGGCAGAAGAAATTGATTTAACCAATGATATAAAAGATTGGGATAAATTGTCTAATAATGAAAAATATTTCATAAAAAATGTTTTATCATTTTTTGCCGCATCTGACGGGATTGTTAACGAGAATTTGGCCGAAAATTTTTATAGAGAAGTTCAATATCCTGAAGCAAAGTTTTTTTATGGATTTCAATTAATGATGGAAAATATTCATTCATTAATGTATTCATTATTGATCGACACGTATATCTCAAATCCAAAAGAAAAAGACGAATGTTTTCATGCGATAGACAGATTACCGGCAGTACAAAAAAAGGCCAAATGGGCGCTGAATTGGATTCAAAATGCTTCATTTCAAGAACGTTTGGTCGCATTTGCTGCGGTTGAAGGTATATTTTTTTCTGGTTCTTTTTGCTCTATTTTTTGGTTAAAATCAAGAGGTATTATGCAAGGTTTGTGTAACGCCAATGCTCTTATTTTCAAGGATGAAAATTTACACTGTGATTTTGCAATACATTTGTTAAATAAACATGTTGAAGAAAAACCAAGTGAATCCAAGATTAAAGAAATACTTTTATCGGCACTTGAAATAGAAAAAGAGTTTATTACTGAATCATTACCCGTATCTTTAATTGGTATGAATCAAAATTTAATGAAACAATATCTAGAATTTGTTGTTGATGGGTTATTAGTTAAATTAGGTTGCTCAAAACAATTTGGTGTTGAACAACCATTTAAATTTATGGAACAAATTGCGGTTGAAACAAAAGGTAATTTCTTTGAATCAAGAACCGTTGAATATCAAAAAGCTAAATTAAACGAAACACTTACGTTTACGGAAGATTTTTAAATAATTACTATGTCACTTATTATTAAAAAAAGAAATGGTGAGGATGTTTCCTTTAACCCACAGAAAATCTATCAAAGAATTAAAAAATCCTCTAAAGGATTAAACGTTAATTCAGACGAAATTTTTATAAAAGTCATTACTTCAGTTCCAACTGAAGGTAATATTACAACAAAAGAACTAGATAGACTTATTTACGAGATTTCGGCCGCTTACACTGGAAGTCATCATGACTATTCAAGATTGGCGTCAAGAATTGCTATATCGTCATATCAAAAGGAAACAAATCCAAGTTTTTATGATACTATGATGGAATTACATCGTAGTGGAATTCTTAATGATGAATTCATTGATATTATAGTTCTTTATGGTAAAGAAAAGATTGATGAGGTGATTAATCACGAAAATGATTACAATTTTGATTATTTTGCTTGGAGATCATTACAAGAAATGTATCTTTTAAAATTACCAAACGGTAAAGTTATTGAAAGACCTCAACATATGTATATGAGAGTTGCTATTTGGACGACTAAGACATTTGAAGAGGCTATTGATTATTATAACTCATTATCTAATCAGTTAATTTCACCGGCAACACCAATAATGATTAATTCAGGAACAAAGGTTCCGCAATTAGCATCTTGCGTGTTACATTATAATAACTCAGATTCAAGAGAAGGATTATTAGATACTCTAAATGATATATCAACATATTCATCAGATGCCGCAGGTATTGGGTTATCTATTTCAAATATAAGAAGTAAGGAGAGTAGAATTTCAACATCAGGAGGTTTTGCTGGAGGTCTATTAAAATACCTCAAAATAGTTAACGAATCTTTAAGATTCTTTAATCAACAAGGTAGAAGACCTGGAAGTGCGGCAATTTACTTAGAACCTTGGCATAAAGATATTTTTGATTTGTTAGATATTAAGAAAAATACGGGTGCCGAAGAATTAAGAGCGAGAGATTTATTTACCGCGCTTTGGATTCCTGATAACTTTATGAGAGCGGTTAAAGATAATTCTGATTGGTATTTGTTTTGTCCTAATGACATTAAAAAGGCTGGTATAAAACCACTACAAGAATGTTATGGTAAAGAATATGAAGAAAACTACGATAAAGCGGTTTCTATGGGATTGGGTAAGAAAGTTAAGGCTCAGGATGTTTGGTCTAAGGTAATCGAATCACAAGTAGAAACAGGGGTACCTTATTTATGTTCTAAAGATAACGCTAATAATAAAACTAATCATCAAAATATTGGAGTAATTAAACAATCCAATCTATGTTCTGAAATTTTTCAAGTGACTGATGAGTCAACCACGGCGATCTGCACCTTATCATCAATGATTTTAAAAAACTTTATTATTGATGGAGAATTTAATTTTAAATTACTTTATAATGAAACAAAAAAAGTTGTTAGATCTCTGAATAAAGTAATTGATATCAACAACTACTCAACAAAAAAAGGTAAAAAAGGTGGTCTTGAACAAAGAGCAATTGCGATTGGAATTCAAGGGTTGGCTGACGTATTCTACATTATGGATTACAAATTCACTTCAGATGACGCCCGCAAATTAAACAAAGAAATATTTGAAACAATCTACTTTGCGGCAATTAGTGAAAGTTGTTCTTTGTGTAAATCAGGAGAATATGAACCATATACCTATTTTAACGGTTCGCCAATGTCAGAAGGAATTTTCCAATTTGATATGTGGGGATTAAAAGAAGAAAATTTATCAGGAATGTGGAATTGGAGTTCTTTAAAAGAAGAGGTTAAAGATTATGGTGTATGTAACTCTTTATTCACAGCACAAATGCCCGTAGCCAGTTCGGCAAAAATTACCGGTTCATACGAAATGACAGAACCAGCTCATTCAGCTATTTTTAATCGTAGAGTTGTTGGTGGTGAAATTATGATTGTAAACAAATATTTAATCAATGATTTTGAAAAACTTGGTATTTGGTGCGAAGATTTAAAAAATGAAATTATTATGAACGAAGGTTCAATACAAAATATAAATTTCAACAATTATTTAGACCCCGAAGAAAAAAATTATCAAAAAAAGGTAAAACGAGTTGAATTTTTAATTACAAAATATAAAACAATTTGGGAAATATCACAAAAAGAATTAATAGAAATGGCCGCAGAAAGAGCACCATTTATTGATCAGTCACAATCAATGAATATTTATATGTCAAATCCAACCTTATCAAGAATAACGTCTTCACATTTTTATTCTTGGGAAAAAGGTTTAAAAACACTCTGTTATTATGTTAGAACAAAGGCCATTTCAACAGGTGCTAAACATTTAGCTGTTGACATATCTAAAATAGAGAAACCAAGGATAACACCTGAACCACCAAAAGTAGATTTAATTTTAGATAAACCAACAGATTCACCATTTGAATGTTTTGGATGTTCTTCTTAAAAATAATATATGCCTGTATTAAATCATAATATTGAAAATTTTAAATGTTTGGTCAGAGTTTCTCATTTTACAAAAAAACCTGAAGACGTTAATAAGTTTCATAAAGCTTATGCTTTTGCGATACAATCAGTTTCGGGAAAAATATTAACGTTTCACGTAATGACTGATTATGGTATGTTAAGATCAAGAGTTCCGATTTCTGAAATATTCATGAACGAACCAAAAAAAGATATACCCTATCATTTCAAACAACTATGGGATTGTTTTTCCGAAAATGTTTCTGTAACTACTTATAACTTTCTTTATGAAAAAAAATGTCAAGTTATTTTAAAAGATGGTAATAAAATTTGGGCCGCTTATTTAACTACTGTTGACTGGTATAGAAATCCTTATTCTGACGAACCTTCAGATTATAAATGTGGTCATATTTTAATTGCCGATGATGGTTATTTATTATGTCAACCAAACAATAGAATATATTGGAAAGATTCCAATTGGGTTACAAATAAATTTCCAATAGAACCAAAACAAATTATGGTTGATACCGAATTACATTCCGTTGAAACATTGTCAGATAAATGGATTTCTGAGAACACAGATAGTTTTTATTACGAAATAAAAAAAACTTTCTAGTTTATGTATATTTATTTACATAATGGCGAACGGAACTACTTACGGAATAAATTTTCCATTTAGAGATTCAGTATTTGGTGATTATTTTGATCTTTCAGAAACAAACAATGAAGAAGTTAGAAGTAATCTAATTCATTTATTATTGACTAGAAAAGGAACAAGATATTTTTTACCAAATTTTGGGACTAGATTATATGAATATATATTTGAACCTATGGATGGTCCAACATTTTCTGAAATACAGGGAGAAATAAGGGAATCTGTACAAGAATTTATACCAAATTTAACGATAACAAACATTTCTGTAACTGACGCTTCGTCAGGGGAAGAAAATAAGGGGAGTTTTATTACAGAAGATGACACCAAGGTATTTAGAGTATCAAACATTTCTCAATTGGAACATACCGCAAAAATTAGAATAGACTATACAATTTCAGATGATGTATTTGATCAAAGTGATTTTGTAATAATTAATATATAATCATGGCAAATAAAAAAATATCATATACAACAAGAGATTTTCAACAGGTTAGGACTGAGTTAATTAATTTTACAAAGACTTATTATCCTGATATAATACAAAATTTTAATGATGCGTCAATATTTTCCGCATTAATTGATTTAAACGCTGCGGTAACCGATAATTTACAATTCAATATTGATAGAAGTATTCAAGAAACTGTTTTACAATATGCACAACAAAGATCTTCAATATACAATATAGCGAGAACTTATGGTCTTAAAATACCCGGACAAAGACCATCTGTGGCTTTATGTGATTTTTCAATAGTGGTTCCTGTTTTTGGTGATAAAGAAGATTTAAGATATTGTGGTATATTGAGGAGAGGTTCCCAAGTAAATGGTGGAGGACAAATATTTGAAACTGTTAATGATATTGACTTTGCTTCACCAACAAATTCGGAAGGTTTCCCAAATCGGGTTAAAATACCTAATTTTGATACAAACGACAAATTATTAAGTTACACTATTATTAAAAGGGAAACTGTAGTTAATGGAACTACTAAAGTATTTA